ACTTGACTCTACAGGGAACGGAAGTAACTTAGAAGTAGGTTCTCTTTACACAAAAGTAAACGCAGGTGATGCATCACCAGTTGAAGCTAGTGCAAAAATTTATAGAAGAGTAGCATCAGGCGCTACTTCTATTACAAGTGCAAAAGTTACTACTCAAGTAAGTGCAGCAATAGTAACAGCCGATATTGCTGAAACTAAAGTAGGTTCAGCAGCGTTAGATGTAGCAAAGACAGTAACTTGGACGCCAACAGGCGGCACAGGCGATGCAGCATTATTAGCAGCAGCTATTAATAATGCAGGATTTACAAATGTAATTGCAAGTGTTACAGACCAAAATAGAGTTGTAATTAGCCATAAGCTAGGCGGTGACTTTACTTTAGTAGATACAAGCGGCGCACTAGCAGAGTATGGATTTGCACCATATGATGTTAATGATAGTTCAACTACTGTAAACCTGTACGATGAAAATAGTTCAGGTACATGGACTGCAACTTTATGGAAAGCTTTGGCATATGATGCATCAGCAACAGAGCCAACAACACTTACAGCAGATGGAGAAATTTGGTATAATTCAGTAGTTGATGAAGTTGACATTATGTATCATAATGGCACAACATGGCAAGGATACAAAAATGCCTATGCAACTACAATGGGTCCTATTGTATCTGCTACAGAACCTACATCACAAGCAGACGGATCAGCAATTGAAGATGCAGATCTTTGGATTGATACTTCAGATTTAGAAAACTTTCCAACAATTTATCGCTGGAATGCTGCATTAAGTTCTTGGAACTTAATTGATAAAACAGATCAAACAAGTGAAAATGGTATTTTATTTGCTGATGCTCGTTGGAGCACAGCAGGTGCAGATACAACAGCAGCTGATATCGAAGATTTACTAGAAAGTAATTACTTAGATCCAGATGCTCCAGATCCAGCACTATATCCAAAAGGTATGCTACTATGGAACACTCGTAGAAGTGGCTTCAATGTAAAACGTTTTGTACGTAATTATATTGCAGTTGGCCAAAACAATGGCCGCAACGGTGACGAATCAATGGCAGCATATAATCCAAATCGTTGGGTTACTGAATCAGCAAATAACGTTGACGGTTCGGGTAGCTTTGGACGTAGCGCACAGCGTAAGTCAGTAGTACAAGCACTACAAGCAATGGTAAATAGTAATCAAGAAATTAGAGATGACGAGCGTAGATTCTTTAACTTAATGGCAACACCTGGTTATCCAGAGCTAATTGGTGAGATGATTAGTCTTAACTATGATAGAAAACTAACAGCATTTATTGTTGGCGATTCACCGATGAGATTAGCGCCGGATGCAACATCACTTAATAACTGGGCTACCAACGTTGCTCTAGCAGTAGAAGACAACGATAAAGGTTTAGTAAGTAGTGACGAATATTTAGGTGTTTATTATCCAAGTGGCTTTACAAGTGATAACGCAGGAAACAACATTGTTGTTCCGGCATCACACATGGCACTAAGAACAATGATCCTAAGTGATCAAGTTTCTTATCCTTGGATGGCACCAGCTGGTACAAGACGTGGTGCTGTTAGCAATGCCACTGCAACAGGATATCTAAATGCAGAAGGCGAATTTGTAAGCATTTCACTAAACAACGGTCAGCGTAATGTACTATATTCAAACAACATCAATCCAATTACACCTATTACAGGAAGCGGATTAGTAGTATTTGGACAAAAAACTCGTGCTAGAAACGCAAGTGCTTTAGACAGAGTTAATGTTGCAAGACTAACAGTTTATTTACGTAGACAGTTAGAAATTCTTGCAAGACCATATCTATTTGAACCAAATGATGCTGGTACAAGAGATCAAGTAAAAGCAGCAGCAGATGCGCTATTACTAGAACTAGTAGGATTAAGAGGCATTTACGATTTCGTAACTGTTTGTGACACTACAAACAATACTCCTGCAAGAGTTGATAAGAACGAATTGTATTTAGATGTAGCTATTGAACCAGTCAAAGCTATTGAGTTTATTTACATTCCGTTACGTATTAAAAATACAGGGGAAATAGCGTCTTTAGGCTAAGACATAAATACTATTAGGAGAATAGAATGCCAGTAACAACATTACAAAACTTATCAGTACCGTTCGAGGGCGAGGCTAATTCATCACTGTTAATGCCTAAATTACAGTATCGTTTTAGAGTTGCTTTTGATTTGTTTGGCGCTGATGTAGATGATAGTTTAAGAGTACTACAAAGACAAGTTGTCGACGTAACTCGTCCTAACTTGACTTTTGATCAAATCACACTTGATGCATACAACTCGAGAACGTTCCTTGCAGGAAAACACACGTGGGAACCAATTACGATCACACTACGTGAAGATGCAAGTAACAATATTCAAAGAGCTGTAGGTAGTCAGTTGCAGAAACAGTTTGATTTCTTTGAGCAAGCAAGTGCAACAGCAGCAAGTGATTATAAATTCCATACTAAGATTGAAATTCTAGACGGCGGCAACGGAGACAAAGATCCTGTTGTACTAGATAGATTCGAACTAAAAGGATGCTATATTGAATCAGCAAACTACAACACTTTATCATATGCTACAAGTGAAGCAGTTACAGTAACTTTAAGTATACGTTACGATAATGCAATCCAAAAAGGGGTAAACGCCGGCGCAATTAACGGCATCGGTCAACCTACTGCATAAGTTGTAAAAATAAAATTAATAAAGAACAGGGATGTTACATTCCTGTTTTTTTATGGATAAATACAATATGACACTACAATACGATCCTGAAAGTAACATTCATCTTAGAGATGCACAACATGCACGTAATTTGTTTACAAAATATAATCTTGCGTTTGCTCCTAAGACTAAATTTCTGTATCATGTAGTGTTTCAATTAAAAAATGAACAAGTTAAAAATGCAGCACCTAATACTCAAGACAAGTTAAAACAAATAGGAGTCTTAGCAAAAAACGTAGACCTTCCTAGTTATAGAGTAAGTGTTGAAACACGCCAGCAATATAACAGAAAGAAAAACCTACAAACAAGAATAGATTATGACGAATGCAGATTTGTTTTTCACGATGATAATTCTAACACAACTAGTTCCTTAATTAAAGAATATTATAATTATTACTATAGAGATGGAAGACTAGATCCTAGTGATTTTAGAACAAGAGACAAATATAGCAGTCTCGAAAATAAATACGGATTAGATAACGGAATGCAAGATTCGTTCTTTTCTTACATAAAAATTTACCAACTTTCTCAAAGGCAGTGGTGGTCTTACACGCTTGTAAATCCAATTATTACTTCTTTTGGTCACGATAATTTAGATAGTGCAGACGGATCCGGCATCATGGAAAATAACATGTCAGTTGCTTATGAAAGTGTAATTTATAATCAGGGCAGTATTGACGACGAGAGACCTGTAAACTTTACAGATTCAGATACAGGTTATGATATTCAAGAAAGTCCTCTAATAAACGGCATGCAAGGATATATTCCTAAAAATATTGCGCAACCTAATTATGGATCTACAACAACAACAATTGTAAGTAATAATTTTCAAAATGATATATTTGGTAATATATTCGGAGACTTACTACGAAATAATAGTTTATCAACGTCTACCCAAGCAGTAGGAAGGTATGCAACTAATACACCTTCAAGTATACTTCCTTCAAATAGAATACTCAACGAGTTAACAAACAATCCTTCTTATGTTGCATCTCTTGCTAGTACAGCTATTTTACTAGGAATAGTTTCAAGTGATTCGCCTCAACAAGCGATACAAAATACAGTTGTAGATTTAGCAACTCAAGATCCTAATTCAAGTTCAGATACTTTTAAATTAGCACAAATTGCAACGAAAATTATAACAGGAAATTAAGATGACAGAAATAATATCACAATCTGCCAGTTTACCAATTAATACAAACGAATTTGATGCACTTGTAGGATATTTTAAAAAAAGAGGATTTGAAGATATTCCTGCTAGAGAAATAAGTGGAATATTTATTAAAAAAGCTCATAACGATAATGTACCTGTATTTAGAATAGTAGATACATTAAAAGGTCTTAATCCTATAGAATTAAACACAGTAGTTACACAGGTAATAAATTTAGATAGAATAAAATCAAGTACTATAGGTTTTAAAAAAGAAAAAACCACAGATAATTTTGATTTAAGGAATATTGAATCATTACAACTTATAGACGGAAAATATAAAGAAATAGAAAACATTGAAAGTTTTACAGCCAACAAGATTATTAGAGGGAACTATATCTTAGAAGGTTATGTAGATCCGGAGTATGTTGAATAGGGGGAATTAAATGCCGTTAATTTTAAGAACAAATAAAGACGAACCATTAACACATGCAGAGTTAGATGGTAACTTAACTTTTTTAGATCAAAGAATAACTTCCTTATCAAATTCAGAAGCTAATAAAGTTATTACATGGACAGAAATACAATCTAAGCCTGTTTTGTTTGATGGAGACTATAATAGTTTACAAAACATTCCAGTGTTGTTTGATGGTGACTATAATAATCTTACAAATACTCCTGTTGTATTTGACGGAAACTATCAAAATTTAACGAATAAACCTTTTATACCAACTGCTTTGAATGATTTGTCTAATGTGACTAGTCCTACCCCTAGCATTGATCAAGTTCTAACTTGGACAGGGTCTACGTGGGCACCTCAAGATACATTTGATAAAGATTATAATAGCCTAACTAATCGACCAACTATTCCTTCAGAATTAAGTGACCTTAGTAATGTTTCTCCTGTTGCACCTTCCGAAGGAGAGGTGTTAAAATGGGACGGCAGTGAATGGGCACCTGCTGCAGGGGCAAGTGGTGGAGCAGAAACAGATCCAATTGTTGGTGCTATTAACGGTATTGTAAAAGCAGATGGCGCAGGAAATATTTC